ATATCATACGGCAAAGTGCCGCAGTCCTGCACGAAAAGGAAGCCTTTTTTCAAAAGTTCCCTGCCGTGACAATCCATAGCGTTCCCCTTCCGGAAAGCACTATACAGACAAAAAGAAAAAGTCGTTTCTTATCTCAATGCAGTCCGTAAGCCTTATGCTTCTTCCTTCATCTTTGCATAGCATGCACTGCAGTAGATCGGACGGCCTTCACGGGGCTGGAACGGCACTCTTGCTTCGCCGCCGCAGGAATCGCAGACAGCAGTGAACATTTCGCGTTCCTGTCTGGGAGCACCGCCACGCTTTGCATCACGGCAAGCCTTGCAACGCTTCGGCTCATTGGTGAAGCCTCTTTCTGCGTAGAATTCCTGTTCGCCAGCAGTGAAAACGAATTCATTGCCGCAGTCCTTGCATACCAAAGTCTTATCTTCGTACATAGTATAACCTTACCTTTCTCGAGGGTGTCCGCTTGGGATTCCTCGTGCCGGAATGGTCTTTCCGGCTGTTCCATGAAAAATGTTCCGGCGGCAGGATACCGTCCGGAGAATCCCGGTGCAATTACTGCAAAACGCCTTCCGAATGAAGTTTTCGTCGGGCACGCTGCAGTGCATTATCCACTGATTTTACAGAGATTCCGAGCTGTTCCGCAGCCTGTGCATAGGACGCTCCTCCGTAGATCAGCATGCAAACCTGATATTCCCGCCGGGATAAGCGGTTCACCATTGCACAGAACATCTCCGCCGCCTGTGACCGGCTCTGTACCACAGAATCCGGCGGCAGGGCGGTGTCCTGTACCTGAGAAAGCGGAGGCATGTCCGATGCCCCCACAGGTAACGGTAAATTGCGGCAGTGCCGCAACGCAGATACAATGCTGTTTGTAATGCATTTGCCCGCATAGGCAGAAAAAGGTACGCCACGCATGAAATCATACCGACATACCGCAGAAATCAGACCCAAAAAGCCCTCTTGTGCGAGATCCTCCGGTTCAGAAATGCCCTGAAACTGCCGCACCTGATGCCAGACGGCACCGGTATAGCGTTTCACCAGCGATTCCATTGCCCCACGGTCATTTCTCGCCAGGAGCACAAGCTCCTGATCCGGTAGTTGCTCAAAAGGTACCGGCTTCAATACGCATTCCCCTATCAATCCGTGAAATTATTCAGTTTGCTATTGCTCAGGAAGTGCGGCACGCACCCGTTGACGGCACGCACTGCACTTTTCTTATTATATCGGAAAACGGCAGAATTGTCAATATCGATAAGTTTTATTTGATCCTGCTCAGCCTTAACCGCCGCCTTATAGCTTGCTGTTGTCTTAGCCGCTTGACTGCGTCCATATCCCGGAGTAGCGGTGCGGTCGGGCTTGTATGTAAGCCCGTTTTTCTCACAGTAGCTTTTAAGCTGCTGTTCCTGCTGCTTCAGCTTATATGCTGCCTTGTCAAAGCCTTCTTTGTCGCAGAGAGTGTCAAGAGAGGTACATTCACGCTTTGAAGCTCTGACCTTACGTTCAAGAGCACGTTGGTTGCAGATTTTTTCGTACTGCTTAGCATTTTCCTTTTCGTCATACGGGAAGTAGGTCTGAACGCTGATACCGGGCAGAAACGGATAGATCTGATGACCGCAATTTATACCAAGAAGCCCTGCAGGCTTGCCGTATGAGCTTGACCTCCAAGAATAGAATTTTATCCGTTTGCCGTCAAGGTCAGTGGTATAGCCTCCACCGCCATTGCGATTGAATATTTTACCCTGATCTTTAGCACACAGCGGTCTTGCGCCGCTGTGGCTGCTGACTTCGACCAGATCAAGCCCGTATTCGTCCATAAGGGAAAACTGAGTTTCTTTGGCAACGCTTCCTACAGTGGAGCGTATACACATATTAGTGTATGCTTCCGGCGACCAGTTCCGACCGTTTTTATCGACAAAAGCCGGGATACCTTTCTGCGTCATCTCGCCGATACATTCCCGCATGGCACTCTGACGTGCTTCAATTCCGGTAACGACCTTTCCTGTAGCCTTATTCAGACTGTCTATGTATTCCTGCTTGTTAGCAAGCTCGGCAGTACGGTTGATCACCTGCATAGCGGCATTCTTCGCCTTATACTTCATCGTTGTATTTGTAAGGTTCAGGTCTTTTTTTGCCTGTTTTTGAAGCATTTTAAGGCTGTTTAACATATTGCCGGACATTGATGGCGTGGCTCGTCTATCAATAAGCCCCTCCTGCACCATACGTTTTAATCCCGGCGCAAGCTCCTGAATAGCGGAATTTGCCGCTCTCTGAAGCGTAAGCTCCAGAAGCTCGGGCGTTTTTCCTGCATATTCAGCTATCGTTTTTGCGTTCTGCTTTGTCAGCTTGCCAAGCTCGGCGAGCTTCTTCATTTTCCACTTTGCCGTGTCTTCTTCGATTTTTCCTGCAGCAAGATAGGCGGCTATGTTTGCAATAAGATCGGTTTCCAGTCCGACGATAAGGTCGGCTATTCCTTGCGACAACTGCAGTGAAGTCAGCTTATTCATAGCTGTCACCGTCCAGTATGCCGCCGTCTATGTCATTTTCCTTTGCAATACGCTGTAGTTCTTCCTTTGCCGCTTTTTCATCAATGTTCTGTGCGTCCATAATAGCACGGAGCTTAGATTTAAGACCCGACTGCACAAGATTTATGTTGTTTTCAATGCGGGTGTTATCGTCTCCGATAATGTTGTCCTGCCAGTTTACGCTTACGGTGTATTCCTTGCTGCTGCCGTTCGCCGCCTGGGTGAGATTGATTATAACATCTGCGAGGTTTTCTATCACTTCGGTAATTATATTTTTGTTGTTCTGCACCGTGCGCAGAGTGTCCTTTTCATCGGCGGCGACCTCTGTCGCTGTTTTTACTCCGGACGAGCTGTCGAACGACAGCGTTCCGGGAGAAAAGCCGAGTTGCATACCTAGTATATCAAGCAGCCGTTTCAGTGCATCGGTATGCTCTGTCACACGCAGATTCTGCGTATTGTCGATTATATTAAGCTTCTCGGCTTCTTCACATCTTAGTGCCTGGAATGCTTCATCGTTTATGTCAAAGTATCGAACCTCATTGCCGTTATCGTCAAAAAGTGTTTTAATGAGCTCTGACGGTACGATAATACGCTTTTTTCCGAGCATAAATTCTCGCTCCAAGCTATCAAATACAATATCTACCTCTTTGAGAGTATCTATTGCGTTTGCAAAAACCGACAGACCCAGCGGCAAATCAAATACCATGTTGTTGCCGACAGCAGGCTTAAAATACACAAAAATAGGTTTTTTAATGCCTTTAAAAATCACATTTTCGGAGAGCTGTGGGAACAGCTCTGACACAGGGACAACCGTGCCGAGATTTGATTTGCTGTCCGATTTATACAAAACATTTCTGATACTTACGCCCTCATCGGTCAGCGTGTGATATTCAAACAGTTTGTAACAGCATCCATTTTGCACATATTCGTTGCAAAATACTCCCTCAGTTATCTGTCGACTGTTCCACTTCGTCGGGAAAAATCTGTCCGCATTGATATAATTGATGCAGATTTCGCCGTTTTCAATGTACCCCTTAAGGACTCCGCCACCGAGAGCGTATGAGCGGGAAAGGAACTCGGGGAAACGCTCCCAAAAGCAGTTAGCCTCCAGCGTGTCCATAACGACATCGTTATATTCCTTATCACTTACAGCTATATCGCATTGCTCGGAAAATGTCATCGTGGCGAGCTTGTCGCATATTACCTTAGCCATATTAGTCAGGGAGCGGGCACGTTTCTTTTTTTTGATGCCGGTATTTACGACATCCTTCCATGGCGGATTGTTTTGGTATATCCGTTTCGCAGGCTCGATGTGCTTTGAGTAATAGTCTGATATATCTACTATCGGCACGTCCGGGAATGCCTGCTTAATATATGTGTACATCGACATTTACTTTCTCCTTTCTGCATCGAAGACATTGCTCATATAGGCTTCGGTGCTGTATTCCTGTGCATCTAGACTGTCTATGTTTATACTGCCGTCGTCAAGACGGATTTCAGTAGCGGCATTAGGCTTCCATATTGCCGTCTGAAACGCTTCGATTGTATGCTTGCAGTGCGACATGATTTTATATCTGTCAGCCGCAATCAGACGATTATAGAACAATATACGATTGTTGATAGAGCCCTTCCGTGCATTATGAATGTTGACTTTCAACTTTCTTCTCTGAGCGGCAAGGCGCACACCTTTGATCAGTATTTGTTCTGCTGAATCGAGATAAACCTCTGTACATTTCCACCTGCGGCATACACCTTCGATAAAAGTGCAGAAGTCGTTTTCAAGCTCATACGGTGATATTGTTTCTTTACGATAGTATTCGTCAAGCGTTACGATCGACTGAAAGCCTTTAGTGAGTCCGGTAGCGTTAAGGGTATGGGCTGATCCGTTTCCGCCAAAGTCACCGCCTATAGTTACGAACATAAGATTGTCAGGAGGCGTATCAATGATGTATCTTGACGGCTTGTCTGCAAACAGCGGATAAATAACACCTTCTGCCGCTACCCAGTTGCCACAAATGAAGCGTTCAAAATAAACACCCGTGTATTCCTTTTTTATCTCCCTGACGTATTCTTCGGGAAGCGTTGTGTTATCATCGATCAGAAATCGTAATACAAGCATATCGACTTTCGGATTGTCGATGTATTCCTTTTTAAGCCAGTGCGTCGGAACATCCGGGTTTGTTGTAGCAATCAGCTTTGCGCCCTTGACCGACAAACGTGACAGGAGCATCGAAAAAAAGTCATTAGGGAATAGCGTCAGCTCATCGCAGTATGCTCCGCCAAGTGTCATGCCTCGTATCTTATTCTCCGACTTTGCGTCATTCGCTCCCTCAAGAAGAATTTTTCTTCCGAATAGTTTGCCCTCTTTGGTAGATAGCGAATACTTGAAGTTGTCTTCTCCGACAAGCTCCTGCAGTAGCATCAAACAGTTACGTTTTAATGTTTGCAACGTTTTTGCCGACATCAGATAGGCGTAATCGGTAGGGCGGTCTGCTATCCAGAATGCCCAAAGAATAAGCGATATCCATGTCTTGCCGCTACGGACGGAGCCTTCAAGCAGATTAAGTCGGTGTAGTTTGTTGTGCTTTAGCAAACTCATCAGCTCCTGCTGTTTAGCTGTAAATATCAATTCATTTGACATTCTTCATAGCCTCCAGTATAGCGTCAAGCTTGCCTGCGCCGTCTTCCGATATAGCAACCGGAGCTTTGCTGTAAGTATCGCCGGCTTTGTTCGTCAGAAAGAACTCTACCGCCGATTGATTCGGAGGAATATCACGAGTAATTATTTCAACAGTTTTTCTTCCGCCGACAATACGCTCTCTGCGTTCCGTAACGGTATAACCGGTAGCGGCACGGATCAGTGCCTGTTCAACATCTGCCCGAACAAGCTCAGGGTTGTCGGCTATCAGTTGTCTGACTCCTTCAGAGCGCTCGATAATCTGTTGTATTGCCTTTTGCCGCTTGCTTTCGGATGTATTCAGATAGCATTCGACCAGACTTTGAACGGCATTCACTCGCTGTTCGGTATCAGCTTTTTTGTATTTGTCGAGATCGGTTGCAAGGCTGTTTATAGCCCTTTTGCGATTGCTTTTTCTCACAGTTTGCTCACTCCTTTCGGGCAAAAAGAAAAAGAGCCTTATAAGAGCCCTTATTCTGCGTTTGATTATGTTGACGTGAAATTATCCCACTTTGATTTTTGAAACGTTTTAAACGGCAATTAAAACGCTTTTATCGGCAAATATCCCGTTGGGATTATATCGGGATATGCTTCGCCATTCCGATTTTAAAAAAAATCAGATTACTTTGCGTATGTATACAGCCGTTCCGGTGGGGAGCGCATCGACCAACACCTTAGTTACTACACTTGTTTATATCGACCGCACAGGTTATCCTGTGCGACTCACCGTAAAGAGTGATCTCTATAACGGCTTTATGCTGTCTTCGGGAAAATTTCACGATTTTGTGCTCATAGCGTTTGAGATAGCCGCTGTCTATCTTTAGTACGCCGTTTTCTATGTGTCCTTTGCTGACCTTGAGTATATCGGGATTGCGACATAACCCGATGATATATTCTTCTTCGGTACAGGACAGGCACGTTGTTTTACTGACAAAATTGCCGACACCGTGTATCTTGCGAATGGTATAATAATCATCGGCTGTCAGGCGGTCGGTCTGAAAGAATATGTAACCGTCAAAAAGCGGTTTGATTTCTTCGTGCCATACACCCTTTTTGCGATACTTGTACAACTCTCTCGGCACATACGCTGTATAACCGAGTTCACGCATCGAGTACATAACAGTCGTTTCTGATCCTGATTGTACATATATTACATATATCATTCGCCGTCACCCTCTTTCTGCTTACTTCTGATATATGCGGCAAGCTGTGAGTACAGCTGAGGATTATCCTTAGCCATGGCGGCGAAGATGTCTTCCTTGAAAACATCATACGCCGCATCCATTGATGAGCGGTTCTTAGCGTCTGTGTCCCGTTTATATGTTGCCGCTTTTATCAGCGACGGCACTGCAGCGATCAGCTTTTCGGGCGGAACATCTTTCAGACTGTCATCGCTTAAATTCTGGATTGCTTCCATTACTTTATGGTTTGTTAATCGGGCAAGAGCCTCGGAAACATCAAGATCCGGATATTTGGCAAGCTCCTCGTTTATAAGGCGGAAGTTATTGCTAATGAGCATTACCTGCTCCAAAGAAGCATTCAGAGCCTGTGCATAACGTGCTACCGAAGATTTCGACACCTCATAACCGTTTTCACGGATGAAGTCTACAATGTCACTGTAGCGATATTCTGACGGGTTATTTATCATCATATCAACGGTTTCCCTGATGTCGCACGGCAGCTTGTCGACTTTACCTCTTTTACGATTACGTTTTTTCATAGTATCGCCTCCTTACAGATCTATGCAAGGATCTTCGATAGCACCGTTAACAAGCTGAATGCCCTTAGCGGTCAGCTTACCTGCAAGCTGTGTATAATCGTCGCCGATGCACTCTACAGCCTGTTCGGAACGTATCTTCACGAGCCGTATATATCCACCTTCAAGCAGATAATTAAGACTGTCAAGTGCTTCATTCTCAGCGATCTGAGGCTCAAGAGCGGCAGTTACATCTACGAGATTGACATAATCGGTACGGAGCAGATTGATTGCTCTGATCACAGCCCCATTGTTTTTTATAAACTTGTTTTTCCTGAGCTGATCTTTTATATTCATCAATTGCCCCTCCTGTCCTTATCGGCAAGATTATCTATCTTTGTTTCCAGACGTGTCATAACACGGATAAACTCGGAATTTTTGACTGACGTATCCTTAAGTTCATCAATTGCACTGTCAATCTTGTCTATAGTGTGCTTGATTTCTTCAACTTCTGCCTTTGTGGCATATCTGTCGTTCAGACTTTTGATATCACTCTTACATTCCTTTATCATATCAATATGGCTTTCGAGTTCAGATCTGGTAACGCATTTGTCCTGTCTGTCTATTGTCCGTTTGACGAAATACGATATAATGCCGATTGCAGCTGTGATTATTATGTTAATAGCTGTTGATA